CAAGTAATGTCACTGACGCCTCCTAGGGGATCTCTCAACACCACTCCAGCGCCGACATCGCGCTCTAGATCAAAAAACACCCAGTCAAGCACAACTCCCAGCAAATCTCCAAAATATATGAACTCAAAGAAATGGGCACCAGGACCGCCGGCAAGAGGTAAGTTGAACATCTTGCTGGCCATGAAAGATCGTGTATTACCAGACCCGGTATACCGCCTTTCCAGCTCGTCTTCATAGACTTCTGCTTGTTCCTCTGAGTGTTCAACAAAAGTTTCACCGATGCTATGCAGAAGTGAATGTTGCGGTTTCGGTTTACCTTCGGCATCGCTGAAATTGTCGAGACTAGGCGGTTTCCTAAAGATCGCGCCGGAACTATCGGACAGTTTCGGCGGCAAGCCAAAAGTTGCATTAACGCCTCCTCTGTTTTTGTCGAAGTTCATGAACGCTAACCATTCATTACGATCCATTGTGGCTGCATGGACCATGCCCCTTTGAGACAATGCTGACACAATATAGTTATGAAAATCAAAAAGACGGCGGGATACATATGCGTCCAACTGTTTTTTAAGCCTTTTTGATTCTGGGTCTTCTTCGTCGTCTGGTGTGGCGCTAGCAGGGCCGGGAGAGCCGGCTTGTTGCCTCTCGTCATCTCTCGCCGTTTTAATTGCGAGACGATATTCCTCTATTTTTGCGGCGGGGCCGTCTTTGTCATTGCCGCCGCCGGGCAGGAGAACATTGAATTTTCGACTTTTCAATGTAGATCCCAAGCGCGCCCTGTAGTTAATAGTAAGCTCAAAAGTACCATCTTGTTCGAAGCTAATATCGTGCGAAACCATGGTCAAATAATATCTTTCGACTGAAGCGGCAATAAATTTTCTTAAATCTGCTATACGCTTGTCGTCATCTCTCCCTACTCCTCCGCCAATCGGGCCTACTGTTGGTAAATTCCAGCCAGCCTCGACCGCGATCTCATAGCATCCAGGCTCATAAATCCGGCGGCTGGATCCTGGATCCGGTTCATCGCCGCAATTGGCTTGAATAATTAAATCTAGATACCGGTACTCCACGGTCTTCGTTTTGGCCGGGCTACTACCTTGGGCGGGGATTGTGACCGTTCTTTTTCTCACTTTCGTCAACTCAGGCCAACTTTGAAAGTAAATTTTTAAAGTTGCCTCTAAGTCTCTCGTTGCTGTATAAGGATCTGAGCCCAAATACTTCCACTCAAACGATTTTACTCCTACTCCGCTTCCTCTTGTATGAAAAGAGCCGCCAAAGCCATCACTAACCGTATTTACAATTCCTTCTAAATCATTAGCAGGATTAAATTCAAATTCAACCGCATATGATCCTTCTTGTGCAGCAGCGTCAGGCTCTCTCATAACTTTAAATAATCTAAGTTTTGGAATTAGTTGAGAAAACTCAGTCGGAGTTAATGTATCCATCAGGTTCTGGTTTGGGCGGGACTTAATCCTATTAAGTACAGTCGAATCACATTTTGGGTGAGACTCAAGCATCAAAATTCTTTGGCGAATTTTATGGGGCCCGGTGCCGAAAGCGCGCCCGCCACCGGCTACATACCCAGGGGTTTGTAGGTCGCCCGCGCTGTTGGGCTCAGGGTATACCCCGCTGGCCGTGTACTCCTTGGGCCATTTTGCTTTAACCATCGGCCAGATATCATCACGATAGGGCCCTGCGCCGTTCAGCAATTGCCAGTGGTGCTTCTCAAAAAAGTCATTATTAAAAAGCATAAAGCAAGACTGCGCAATGGAATTCCTCCTTTGCATTGAAGGTTTGTTTTCTGTAATCTCATTAAGGAGGTCTGCCGCGTTTTTATCTAAATCAGCCTTAGACTGTTCTAGATCCATCGGCATAACGCCGGCGATGTTGGCCGCGGCGACATAGGCGGTTTCGCCACCGATGGCGTCTCTCGATTTTGTACAGTTACCAAGATTATCAACCTTGATGCAGATTTTACCCGCGGGCGGTTTCTTAGCCATTTCTTATTACCTCGAACCGAAGTTAAAGAGCGACAAAACCTCTTCAACGGGCACCGGAATCAAAACTGTGTCTCCAGCTTTCATATGAGCTTCAGTCGGTTTTCCATTAAACCAAGCAATGCACCACCATAGGCTCGAATCTCCATAAAATTCATTTGCCAATTTCCAAAATCTATCGCCAAGTCTCCAAGTCCGAGCGGCCTTGTTAAAGGAGTTCCTCATTTCATCAGTCATGGGCGTCCAAATGGGCGTTCTATGGTGAGTCAAAACTTTGAGACCTCTTTCGTCAAGAAAGTCGTGGTATATATCGCTTTCCAGCGTTGTTACTAGCACATTATGTGATCTATATCTAGACATGTCTATCCTCTTTTTCTATTATTAAAAATTATCATCAGACGGGCCAAATATTCCGGTGGTGTCGCCGGCGATCCATTCATATCGACCTTGTTCGTTTTGTTGGAAACCGTTAGTTTCAGCGTGCAGTACAGTGAAGTTGAACTTAAGACTTATTTCTGCTGCCGATAGTTTCGCAGAGGCGCCGATTATGCCGGATTGGGGGCCGCCGAAGCGAATATAAGGGCTGTCTTCTGGAGTAAAGCCTATTTTTGGAGTATAGGCGAACCCATCCATTGCACAGAGCAGGCCGTCGCCGGCGAGATTGCCCTGTATCAAATCCATAAACCATACAGTAACAATTGGAGGGCTCTGAATGGCCAAGGAATTTGGCTTGTCGTTCTTAAACGGGTGATAAACTGGATATTGCATTTTCATTAATCTTGATATTGCCTGTTTCCATTCATCCTCCGGCAAACTCTCTGATACCAATCCCAAAGTTATCTTTCTCGTTGTGCCCTTATATGACATTATCGGATCCATTCTTCCGAAGACATTTTCGCTATTCCAATCTGTGGTCAGAGTGTCTTGAAACTCCGATATACCATAGCCCGACATCCAGACAGATTGGCCAGTGGCCACATGCCGAATTATTAGCGCTTCAGCGGGGATATCTTTCCGCGGCTCGCCGTTTTTATCTTTGATGACCGATTTTTGGAGCTTTTGGGCTGTTGTTGTCATATGTTGCCTCCCTTTATATAATAAATAGACCCTTTAAAGAATTCTTTGCCTTGCTGCATGCAGAAGATCAAGACGCCATGCTATTTTTGAACATTTTAGCAATCGATTGAGCCATACCATCGCCGGCGTCTCTGACCACCTCAACATTGTTGACTGCTACGGCAAATTTATCACCACCAACATCTAAAGTAACATTGATCACTGATGTGCCTCCTCCGCCTGCGGCAGCGGCAGTGGGTGATGTACCTCCCACTCCTCGTGTTACTGCACTGGCGCCGGCCGCTGCGACCATTGCAACAGGTGCCATGGCGGCAAGAGGCAGAATAACGGCTGACAGGGCGATTGTTTTCGTCAATGGGATCTCATCAAGCGCGGCAGCAACAGCGAGAAGCGCGAGAGCGGTTTGAAATAACTCCCCATTGACGCCGGCGAGATCAACTATAGAACCAACAAATAGGGCCATACCGGCGGCGGCTATGCCGATTCCTAGACCAATCATCAGCATTGCTCCGCCGAATGCATAGAGAACCGGGATTACAGGCGCTATCGACCATCCGAGAACATTCGTTGCATATGCAAGGCCAAACATCGCGAGGGCCAGTATGCCGACAACAGCAATGAGGCTTGGTGAGGAGCCGACATATATTAATATAAAGACGAGGCCAAGGGCTATGAGAAGGGCGCTAACGGCGCCTATCTGGGCCCATGTTGCTGTTGTTGACAGTCCCATTACTTTCGTCATCAGTATACGGGCTACGGTACTTTTGTGCATCGACACCTGACTGGCCTGCTCAACAGTTATATGATAGCCCGCCGCCGTGGCGCTGGCCATAGTTGCAGTAGTATGGATTTTCATAATGACCGCGTGTGCCGCCATGCCAATCCTCCAAGCGGCCCAGACCGTGACGAGCGGTGCGAGGACAGGATGCATAAACTGGATTATGTTAAGTACATCTTTTAAGAACAGCGTAACTGGCCTCATAGACATAGCAAAAGCCACGCCGGTCTGCCTGAGTTCTTCCATTACATCTTTAAATTCTGCCGCTTCTATAGCCATCTCTTCCAGTTCTGCGGCAGTCTTTTGTTCCGGAATAATTTGATCCATATTGTTGCCGAGGAACATAGCTAGCTCCATTTCACTATTTAGGCCAAGCGCGCTTGTATATGCCTTCTTCTGGTAATAGCTCAAATCATCAAACGCCAATCCAGCATCCAGTACGCCTTCTCTCAATTTCTCCATTCTGGCTCCGAGATCTGTCTCTGAAACCAACTCAAGTGTATTCAAATATGGGCCGCCGAGCATGGCGTTAAGCTTACCAACTGATTTTGCAGCGCCATCAAAAGTATCGAATTGCCCGACAAGTTTGAGCACTGTCTGCATCTCCAATCCAGTCTCTTTCATTGTAACTTGCAATTTCTCAAATGCCTCTACGCCCTTGTCGCCCATCGCTACTATCTGTGGGCCCATTGTGTTAAAGTCTTTCGAAAGTTGGGCGACCGAGACATTGATACCTTGTGCGAAGGATCGTAATTCAGATTGAAGCATTGTTGCTTCTGTCTTAGACATTCCCAAGCCTTTAACGGCTAATTGGATATTCTTGGTGGAATCAGACGCGGCAACGCCAACTTCGGCCAGCACGGCGACCATGCCTTCCATCTCTTTGCGGACTTCTGGTGCCTCTTCCGAGAAACCACTAACATTTAGATACAAGTTTTGTACTGCCTCGCCGGCTTCGGCCGAAGTTACTCCGGTTTGCCAAAGTGAGCGCTCTAGGTCATGGATCTCCTTATCAAAGTCGCCTGTTGCGCCGGTGGCCATTCTAAAGTTCGATATCGCGGCGTCTTGTTCCACAGCCAGAGCCATTGACTCTTCTATCATCTTATCGACAGTTGAAGTCATGATATTTGTAACCGAGATCACATCGCCCATGCTGTCTTTAAATCCGTCAGCGAAGGCCTCTGGGTTCGCGAACATCTTTGCAATGCCGCTTACTGGCTTTTTGCTTATACCAGTAAAGCGAGCAATTGCACCTTCAGTATGCTCTGCTGCTTCTTTTCTGGCCTTTAGTGCATTCTGTTCCTCTGTATTTTTTTTAAGGGCTAGCTTGTAGGCCTTTCCCTCAAGAGTGCCCTTTTGCTTCATTAAAGCAATTTCTTCGCGTTGGAGCCTTAATCTTGCCTCTTCTGCTCCATATACAGTGTCGAGATGGCCCTCCAGGCGTAAACCCATATCATCTAGCTCATGAGCTATAGCTAGTTCTTCTTCTTTCTTCTCTAATATCCGGTCAAGGCGGATGATTTTGTCTTCGAGTGTCTCTAGGCCGTCTTCTTGGAGCGCATAATATTCTAGAAGTAGTTTATTCTCTGCCTCAAGTAATGGTACCAAGCCATCTCTATGCTGATCGATAAGCTTTTGGATATCTTTAAATTTATCATCACCCATTTAATATGCCCCCTATTTAAATGGCCACTTAATGCCTGTCTCTTTTTCGAAACCTTTGGTTGCTGTGCCGAGCCTTGCTTGGCTCTTATATGTATTTGGATGATCTAGTCCATATCTCTTTGCTGTCTCGATATATTTCTTCTCACTACCAACTGCCCTAGCAAAAGACTCTACTTCGCCCCTGCTTCCTCGAACTGATACAGGGATGTTAAAGTCTCCTAGCATAGCTCCTAATATGTGTTTAATCCAAGCTCCAAACATAACAAGAAAGCTTTCGTTTAATTCATTCTTTCTGATCTCGTTAAAGTCTATAACTATTTCTGTAAGTTTGTCTTCGTTTAGCATCTCTTCTATTTCTTCTGTTTCTTCTGTTCCTGTTGGTTCTTTCACGGCTTCTTCCTCCTCTTCGGGTTCCTTGTCTAGCGCGGGGAACAGGTCTCTCCAATTTTTATCAAGAATATTTGCTAACTTTATCATTAGCCGACCTACCAGTTTGCCATAATCACTAACATCATTATACGCCTTGGTTAGATCTTCAGATGCATCTACTTTTGCTTTTGCGACCTTAAGTTTTTTAATTTCGTCTTCGACAAACTTGCCGAACTCTTCTTTGTTATCTGCTTCGCCGATTGCCTGCCTTACAACGCTTTTTAAATAGTCCTTAAATTGATCCTCTATATCTTTGAGTAATCCGGGCGAGATCACTTCTTGGAGTGTGGCGCCTGGGGATTCTTGTGGGCCGCCCATGCGCATGGCCAGATCCCGGTTGGCGGCGTCCATGGCTCTCCTTTTTGCTACCCTCTTCCTTCTGGCGTCGTACGAAGCCTTCTTCTGAGCCTTCTTTTCTGCATCCTCTTTGTCTAGTTCTGCCTCCTTTGACTTAAGTAACTTGCTGTGGTCCACGGCTGCGCCCTTGGCGACTTGAATCAGCTTCATCGTAGCAAAAACTCTCAGTAGCTTTGAGAATTCATAGGCATATCTTCCAATTCCTGGCTTGTCTTTGAGAAAATCATTAACCATTTTACCGGCAGTGTCGCCGGAAAACGATGTCTTGCCCATCCAGTTTATGGCTTGACCGGGGCTTGGATTCCAGTCTGGAATTATAATCTGTGCTGGTTTTTCTTTTTCATCCTCTTGCTCTTCTTCCTCCTCTTCTGGCCCCTCTTCAGTAGCGAAATTTCTAAGCTCGAAATCTTCAACATCCTGGTATGGAACAGCATATCTTAATTCTTTGCCAACCCAGACGATTTTCTTAAAACGATAAATTTGTAGTTCCTCGTCGTCAACATTTAAATATTTCTTGATCCCTTCTGGGGGCCTGGTTCCATCAGGGTGAGTAAAGCCGAGAAGCGCTCCATAAAGATGGGTGCGCTTTAATTTTTGAAGAGTCGACAACTCATTATAATCTACAATNTCGNCAAGAGAGACAGGCTCCCTTGTCTTTCGAAACTGGGGGCGGCGGAGATGGGGCTGTCTTTTCATCTCTCTCCGCTTTTGTTGGTGGACAGTTGCGGAATCAAAAACAGCTTGTATGTGAGCAAAGTCTTCTTGTTTTAAGCCGTGCTCCTCTCCGTCTTTATTAAAGAGTTCTATAATTTTCTGAAGCCGCTGCTCCTGCTGCGTCTTTTCGGCGGGAGGCGGCGTGGAAGTGGGTGGAGGAGTTGAGGCTCGGCGGCGGCGGCGGCGTCGACGGCGGGGGTTATCTTGCTCGGTCTGTAAAGACTCTCTCAAGGTAACATCAATATCCTCTTCACTAACAATAAAGGCATTCACCATAATAAAACTCTCCTTGATGTAATTAGTTTACTATAAAGAAAAGAGCCAGAAGACATTACCGTCTTCCGGACTTAGAACTCCTCTCAGCGTCTTCGTATTGCTTGTTTTCTTTCTCTATCTGTTCTCCAAGTCGTCGGAGGAACCATCGTCTAATTGTTATTGGCAAATTATATGCTTCCATAAATGACCAATTACCATGGTATTTTAAGAGAAAGAATTCCTCATAAACATGAGCGATGTACTCATTTGTTAGACCAAAAAAAGTCAACCGTCATCGGGATGTCGACCTCCTGTTCGAAACCGCAGTTTTCGCAGGTAAAATCTTGTTTCATGTCCATACCAGGCACAGCTTTAAGATATGCTGCGCGAAGATATCGTGAATCAAAAGCAGGAAGATTCATAATAAATTGATTAAGAGATCTCTGGTCGGTTACTCCGTTAATCGAGACAACAACCTTTCGAAGCTGATCGGTCAAGTTTGTTTCTAGTGCTTTTTTCTTCTTCTTTTGCTGCATCATTGCAGCCAACTCGTTCTCATCCTTACTTGTCAAAAGTCGAACCTCTACATCCGCACCGGTCTTGGGAAGAGTTATTATAAATGTTCCCACATCTGTTGGCGCTATGTCGTACTCGCCATAGTCATCTCCCCCATACATAAGTACTTCAGAAAGATCAAAGCTGTTCTGCACTGTTGTCTGGCATGCTGGGCAGGAAAGCTTTGTTGTATAGTCTGCTCCAAATCCATTGATCCTAGAAGATATAACGATAGCGTTTTTGTCTCCAGAAAACAGTGTGTCGACATTTATTGATTTATTAATAATGACGCTCTGAAGGAATCTATCAATTGCCAAGCCCTTCTTTAGAAGAGTTGGGGATGTAAGAATGTCCTCATCTCTCGCGGTCATAAACTTGATCTCAATCGTGTCTTGGCCATGGAGCGGATGCCCTTCTGGATAGTATCTTCCCTTGGATGGTAATCCAACAAATTCTGTTGGGGTTGCAAAGTTCAATGCTGATGCATCGGGTGCGACTGCTTGCGGGGCAGGATCTGCTGCCGCGGAAACGCGCTTGCTGTTATCTCTCATATTCACCTCTAGTGTTAGTTTATAATATAACCTATTATTAAATAGTTGTCAAATAGATTTATTTTATTAGCGATCAAGGGAGGGTGCCTTTAACTTCCACCGAGGTGCTTTTAGTTTTCCCTGCCTCTCCGTCGCCGTTGGTAGTTTCTGTGGTGACCACAGTTGTGGTGCTGCTTGAACCTCCAACCTTGCCGCCGGTGTTTGCGGCCGATGAGAAGGCGGCGCCGATGGTTTTGTTGGCCCCCTTGTGTTCATATGTAAAGCCCGAATAAACCCAGCTTGTTTTGACCTCCAAGAACCCGTCTTCCGAATACGACAGTTGTCCAAAGTCTATACTCATCGGCCAAGCATTGTTTAGTGTCCAGGACTCTATAACCTTCCCTGAATCAGCGCCGATTTGGTCTATCCTCAGAGTTCCCACCGCGCTTTTTAATTTGTTGCTAAAGTCTCTTGCTGAGTTGCCTTGCGCAAGCTTGCCGAAGCCGGCTATATCGAGCATCGTCAAGAGTTTAAGTGTTGGATCATCACCGTGGGATTCCATATCAACAAATACAATTTCTACAGGTTCAAATTTAAAATCATTCTTGGTTATGGGCTTCGGAACAGATATAAAAGTTGATGCTCCTGGTACCGTTCTCTTATCTTGATCCAGCGCCATCAAAGAAATGTTGGGCCTGCTAACAGATTTCGCCCAGTATACAAATTCACCCCCCATCGTAACCTTAAAAAGGTGTTTAGATTTGGGTTGTGCACTGAGTAATGTCCAAAAAGCCATTAAATTATCTCCCTTGTCTTCTATAAATAGGAGATGGTATCAAATAATAGACAATTTATTGTTATGATTATACGCCGGTAGAGAAGTAGGTCTTGCTGCCTGCTTCAAGTTGGGCCCAGTCATAACGCAATTTCACTGTTATCTCGGTAAGGTCGTCACTGCTGTAATCAAGCTCGCTAAATTCTATCTCTTTGATCCAAGCGTTCATTAGCGTCCACTTCTCTTTCGCCTCGCCATCTTCGTCTATAAGAGTAATTTGAACACTACCAATCGCGTCTTGCATTGCCTTCTTGGAGGGAGAGGTCATCTTGGCCGTAGGGGTAGATGGTAATGCCCATTTACCTACTTTTATAAATTCAGACAGGGTGCTCGCCATATCAGGCTCCATAGGATCAACGAGGGTCATACTAACTTCATTCCACTCTGTTCGTGATGGCCAATAAAAGCTATGATTCATAAAATCGTGTTTTGCTTCTGTGAGGGTAAAAGTCGGCCTGTTAATTTTCTTGGCATACCAAAGCATGCCCGTATTGGTCATCGTAACTTTAAATCTAAAAGCTCTTTTAGGATCGCTTGTCGCTGATGCATTTGCCCAAAAATTTGATGTTGCTGCTGCCATTGTTAGTTTTTCTCCTCAGTCTATTAATAAATAGTGTCGGGGACAGAAAAGCCCCCTTAATTTTGTTAGTCCTCGAACGATGCTCCCGACCTTGTGATGATAAAGTCAACTGCGATGAACTCGATAGCTCTAGTTGGCTTAATGAAGATCTTAGCATACATGATGTTTTGATCAATCAAATCAGGCGTGGTTGTTGTTCCGTCGAGAACGACTTTGTATTCGTCAATGCCGAACCGCACTTGAACATCCGCCAAGAACTCATCTGCTCTCACTTTAAACCCATTCCAAGTCTCCTCGACATTGGGCTGGAAGAGCGTTGTAGATGAGATCTGAGAGATACCCTTCTTAACATACAGTAAGAGCCGGCGAACATTGATACGATCAAGCGCTGATCGAGTAGCTTGCAAGGTTTTCTGTCCAAAGACAACGATACCTTCTGCTGGGAAGCTAGCGATAGGATTGATGTTGATTTCATATAGATCGTCGCGATTTGTTGATGTCAACTTAGTCTCAACGCCTACAACATTCACACCTGCGGCGCCTTGTGAAAGTCCGCCACGCTGGAATCCGGCAGGGGCGAACCATACATCAGCCATCCTTTCTGTGTTAGCAAATGTCCCCAAAGCGACGACTGAAGGCGGTACCTTGACATAAGTGTTAGTGTTATCGTCGCGGATGGTAACCCACGGATAATAAGCACAGCCATAGCTATTGTTCAGATTACGATCTTTCATGCTAGAAAGGACAGTGTTTGTATTGCCCTTGCGGTCCGCAGCAGAGTTATTTGACTCATGCCGCGGCTTGTACCCGTTCTTCACATCGATGATGCCGATGGCGTCTGCTCGCTCTTGGCAAACATCAATCAGATATTTGGTCAAGCCCTCGTTTGTGAGGCCAGGCATACTGATTGCATTACACTCGACGACTTCTGCATCGGCGACTGTGTTGATTGCTCGCTTGACCGTGTGATAAGTATAGTTTCCAACTTCTGTCTCAGTATCTTCAATTCTGCTGTTCCGGAAAGGATCTCTCTCCACGATATCCAGCCCATCAAAGCCGCCGAACATAGGCGCAGTGAACCTATTGATCTTAGAATCAAGAATGTTCTGGTACCTTGCGGCGCCCAGCCCCGATATCGAAGATGCATTCCAAGATGTTCCTGCCTTATAAGAGCCAGACTGCCAGTGCGCACTAGCGAGCATTTTTGACGGCGCGCCAGTTCCGTAAGCGGATCCGCTCGTCACGAGGATTTCATCGAGAGAGAATACCCACTGAGGATCCAAATAGGCTCCATAGCTAGTTGCTCCATAAGTGTCGGTCCAAGCAGATTGGAGCCCCTCGCCTTTAGTTCTCAGATAATCGGAATAGCCGGCGTCGAACACCGTTGAAGAACCTGTTTTTCCAGTATGAAGACCAAAGTACGCATTCTTTGTGCAAACGGCACCATCTTGAATATCTGTGCTTCGGATACCAACATCAGGGAAGTCTAGACGGAAGTCCTGTGCCCCGTGGCCATAGTCTCTGTCGCCCCACCAACTTATAAAGGTGGTAGTGATACCGCCATAGCCGTGAGTGGGGGATGCATCTGGGCCTACGGTGTTGAACCGAGCATATGCCTTAGCCGGTGAGGTGTACGCATGGCTCTCTGGTGCAGTCGCGGGCAACTCGGAGGTTATGGTGGAACCACTGATAAAGGCGAAATCCCTATATCTTGGAGGACCATAGACACCGAACGGAAGCAGGGATGGGTCTGCATAACCATAGGACACATCATCGTGCAACACGACTCGAATATATTTGGAACGATTTGGGTAGTCGCCATTCTCACGGAAGCGATTTTCCTCCTGATCCCAGTTGCGCGCTATAGTTCCGATCTGAAGGCCAACATAGTCTGGCGATGAAGCATCAAGAGTACAATTTGAGAACTGTTCTACAACAACAGTAGCCAAATCGTTATCATATGCTTTGCGCAAGATAACATCGAAAGTACCATACTTAACATTATCATTGGACGGAGCTTTTATGTTTGCGATTGAAATTTTAATATTGTTTTGCAGCCACTCACCATAGCCATTAATACCAACAAACTTGAACAGCTTCTGCATAGAATTATAATCATAGCTGCTGGTGTCTGCGGAAGTATTCTGAGAGAAGAACCACCCAGAGTGAGCATCTCGATAAGGCATTTTGCATTCATGCGCGCCGTCGTTAGAAGATCCGGAAGTGATGGACATGATCACGCCATGGCGAACAGCGGCGCCAACAAGAGAATTCTCTACAAGGTGTCTTTCGTATGTCTCCCCAAGCCAGTAATATTTAGAAGAATCATCTTTAACATCCGAAGCCTGATTAGCTTTTATTGGGCTGGTGTTGAACATCTTGCGGATAAACTTATCGCTATTTGGATCAAGGCTGAAAGTTATATCTTCATCTATAGTAGTGTTGCTGTCTCGAAGAATCTTGACTTTGAATTGACCGCTAGCGTCTGATTGTATAACCTGTCCCGCGCCTTGGCGCGCTACACCGGAGGTTCCACCAGTGGGTGCGGTACCGGAGAGCGCAGGGATGCCATCTTGCATATACCAAACGGCAGCCAGTGAGCCAGTCAAGGATTCATCAGAACTCGAAGATGGGAAAACAAACAGACCCCATGGGCCCCCGTTGTCGCCAAAAGTCGTGTTTGGAGTGTTGGTGGTTGTCCAGCCGGCTTCGCCGGTATCGGTTGTTGGGTTTGCATGCTGAGTTCCCATGAGACGGACATATGTTACAGGACCGACATCGGATGCGAGATAAGCCTGCGCAGCATATGCGCCATAAGTTGGAGAAGAATAGTTACCATCTCTCCAAACATCATCGGACGCGCCGTTACCGGCCATTGGATATCCGAAGATATCAACAAACTCCGACCAGGTATTAACCTTTACGGGAATCATGCCCGGACCCTTTTCTGCTCGACCAATGATTACCGGACCAGGTATTGTAGGTTGTGCGGGTAGGAACGATTCATCAATCTCATTCAGGAAAATTCCTGGTGATACAAATCTAAACTTTTTAGCGTCAGCCATTATATGCGTCTCCTTAACTTCTGTGATTACAGCATTTTCACTTAATAAATAGTACTGTAGGGAGGCAAAATCCTTTTACTCGCGGTAAAAACCTTTGCCCTCAGCATTCTTCTTAAGATAGGTATTGATGTCTCCAACAATAACCTTCTCTTTGGGGATCTTTACTTCGACAACATTTTCTTCAACAGAAACCTTTGGCTTCTCATCGTTAGGGCCNTCACCCATCAAATATCCAAGTATCTTAAGATCAATATTCGTCTCATAGCTTTTCTCGTCTTCGCCCAATTCAGCAATGTTATTTGTCTGACCGAAAGAACCCTCAATGAATCCTTCATATCGGTGTCCTTCGTGAGAGATAAAGAAACTATTCATTTGTCCTGTTCTCGTAACGAAGGGCTGAAAGACATCATT